GGCCATTTCGAGAACGATAAGGGCGGCTATCGCATGGCGTCGTCGATCGACGCCCGCGCGACCGGCTACGGCGCCGACGTCCTCGTTGCGGACGATCCCCACCTCGTTAAAGAGGCCGAATCCGAGGATGTCCGCGAGGGAACCGTCCGTTGGTGGTCGGAGACCATGCCGTCGCGGCTTAATAACCGTGCGACCGGCGCCATGATCGTCGTCATGCAGCGCGTTCACGAGGGCGATCTCTCGGGCCATATCTTGGAGCCGAAGAACGATCTTCGCTATGTCCACTTCTGCGTACCGATGTCCTATGAGCCATGCTTTCACATCAATGCGTGGTTCGGCGACGAGATCAGGACCGTTATCGGCGAGAAAGAAATTGCCGAGATTTCCGACGATGACGTGTTTTGGGTCGATCGGCGAAGCGAGGACGGCCAACTTCTTTGGCCTAATCGCTTTCCGCAAAGCGATGTCCTCAAGCTGGAACGGGAGCTTGGTCCTTACGCCTATGCCGGCCAGTATCAGCAGAACCCGGCGCCGCGCGGCGGCGGTATCATCCGTTATGAATGGTGGCGCGATTGGGATGATGACTATGCCAAGGAATGCGGAAAGGAAAACTGCGCCAAGCTGCCGGATTGCGAATATGTCCTAGCCGCATTGGATACCGCCTATACCGAGAAGGAAGAGAACGATCCTTCGGCGCTCTCGATCTGGGGCGTCTTCCGTGACAGGCCCGGCAATCCCAAGATCATGCTCTTATATTGCTGGACCGACCGGCATCGCTTCCATGAGCTGGTTTCCCGGGTCGGCGCGGATTGCAAGAAATACAAGGTCGATCGGCTCCTGATTGAAAACAAGTCTGCCGGCGTCTCGGTTCACCAGGAGTTGGCACGCATCTTCGGCTTGCTGGATTTCGGTATCGAATTGATCGATCCCCGGACCGGCTTCATCAAGTCGCCTGACAAGGTCGCGCGCTTGCAGACCGTGGTTCACCTGTTTGCCGAAGGCCTCATTTTTTCGCCGGACAAGACATGGGCCGACGAGATGAAGAAGCAATGCGCGCTGGTTCCCCGATCGCTGCATGACGACTTGGCCGATACCTGCTCGATGGCGCTCATTTATCTGCGGCGGTCGGGCTGGGCGATCCGCAAGGATGAACGCGACATCGAGGCGGCCGAGGAGACAAGATACCGGCGCCAGACGACGGCATTGTATGGCGTCTTCTAGCATGATATGAGCGTAGGTTCATTTCTTGGTATCCTATGCCTGCCGCAACAACCTTGCGCCTTGTCGACCCGAGCGAGGATCAGCCTGCGCTTAAGCCGGCGACCTATGATCTCGGCGAGGGCACGAGCAACATCAGCTTTGACGATGACGGCACCGCGCGCATCGAGCATGAGGATGGTTCGGTCACTTTCGATTCCGGCGTCAAGCGCGAGGGAGTCGACGAAAACGACTTCTATCGCAACCTCGCTGATGAGATTAACGACGGCGAGCTTGACCAGATCGCGTCAGATTTGCTGACGGGAATCGAGATGGATCAGCAATCCCGCAAGGATTGGCTCGATACCCGCGCCGCTGGCATCCGCCTGCTTGGCCTCAAGCTTGAAGAGCCGCGCGGCGATCTGGGAACCTCCTCGGCACCGCTCGAAGGCATGTCGACGGTCCGTCATCCGGCGCTCCTTGAAGCAACGATCAAGTTTCAGGCGACCGCGCGCGGCGAGCTTCTGCCGGCGCACGGCCCGGTCAAGGTCCGCAATGACGCGCCGATGCGGCCAGATTCTTCGAAGCCGCCGCCTGCGCCGCCGGCTCCAGGTAGCCCGCCGCCGCAGGGTGACGGCGACCGGCTCGACGAACTGGGCTCCGCGCTCGAAAAGGACATGAACCACTACCTGACGGTCACGGCGACGGAATACATTCCGGACACCGACCGCATGCTCTTCTATGTCGGCTTCGGCGGCGACGGGTTTAAGAAAGTTTACAATTGTCCGCTTCGGCGCCGGCCCGTCTCTGAATCGGTCGATGCCGAGGACATCATCGTCTCGAATGCGGCGACCGATATCCGCAATTGCGGGCGCGTAACGCACCGGATCAAGATGCGGCCGGCAATCCTGCGCCGCATGCAGATCATCGGCGCCTATCGCGACATCGATCTTGCGATGCCGAACCCTTCGAGCAAGGTCTCGGCGCCCGAGAAGGAGAAGGCGGCGATTGGCGGCTACGCGCCCATGCCGTCGCAGCCCAAGGATGCGGATCACGAAGTCTATGAATGCTATTGCGAACTTGATCTCGAAGAGTTCGCGCCAAAGCAGTTCAAGGACAAGGGTCTCCCGCTCCCCTACGTTGTGACGATCGAAAAAGACTCGCGGCAGGTTCTCGAAGTCAAACGCAACTGGGATGAAGACGACGATCAGGCGCTCGCCAAGCAATTCTTTGTTCAATTCCCGTTCGTGCGCGGCCTTGGCTTCTATGGCTTGGGCCTCATTCACATCCTCGGCAATGTCGTCATCGCCCTAACGGCGATCTGGCGGATCATGATCGACAACGGGATGTTCTCGAACTTCCCGGGCTTCCTATTCGCCAAGAGCGCCGGCCGGCAGAACACCAATCAATTCCGGATTCCGCCGGGCGGCGGCATGCCGGTTGATGTCCCGCCGGGCATGCGTATCCAGGATGCCTTTATGCCGATGCCCTACAAGGACACGGGCGCGGCATTCATGAACCTCGCGCAGCACATCGAAGAGGTGGCGCAGCGCCTCGGCCAGACCGCCAATATCCAGATCGGCGAAGGAACGCAGGACGTCCCGGTCGGGACAACCATGGCGATGATCGAGCAGGCGACCAAGATCAGCGATAGCGTCCACAAGCGACTCCACGCCGCGCAGGCCGAGGAACTTGGCTTGCTCAAGGAGCGCTTCCGCGAGAATCCGGAGGCCTTCTGGCTGCACAACAAGCGGCCGGCGCGGGTATGGACGATCGAGCAATTCCGGCAGGCGCTCGACGAGCGCGAGCTTGTCCCGGTCGCCGATCCGAATAACCCGACCAGTTTGCACCGGATCGCCAAGGCTACCATCATCGACTCGCTGGTGACCAAGTATCCGCAGGACATGGATCACCGCAATTCGCTCAAGCGCATCCTGCGCATCGCGGACATCGATAGCGACGGCCTGATGCAGGCGCAGACGGCGCCGCCGCCGCCGGACCCGCGCATGGTCGCGATTCAGGCCAAGGCGCAGGCCGAGCAGATGCAAGCGCAGATCGACAAGGCCAAACTGTTGATCCAGGCGCAGACCGCGCAGGCCAACTTCACCGACAAGGAGAAGGAACGCCAGTTCAAGCAGCAAATGCAGCAGATGGAATTGTACCTGGAGCAACTCCGGGTACAGGCCGAAATGGTCATCCACGCGCATGATCTAAAGAACGATGCCGAGCAGAACCAGCAGGATTTGCAGATCAAGCAGGCAACCGCGGCCCATGACATTTTGTCTTCGCATGTCCAGGGCCAAGCCGATCTGCAACAGGCCGCGCAGAAGCATCAGCTTGACGTCGTCGCCAACGCGCACAAGCAGGCGCAGGAGATCGAAGCGCAGAAGCAGAAGCATGAGCAGACGATGGCCGCGCAGCGCGAGCAGCACGCGCAGCAGATCGAGCTTGAGCGCCAGAAGCACGCGGCCAGCCTCGAAAACCAGAAGAAGATCGCGGAAGCCAAGGCGCAGGCGATCGGACCGGCCGAGAAAGAGCGCACCGAGCGCGAGGGCGAGAAGCACGACCAGCAAATGCAGATCGACCAGGAGACCCATGAACGGGCCGGCGAGAAGCATGAGGTTGATCTTGCCAACTCGAAAAAGCTCGGCGCGGCGAAGATCAAGCAGATGAACAAGCCAAAGCCGAAGCCGGCCGGAGGCAAGAAATGAGCGACGAGCGGCCGACCCGCGAAGAGATCGAAGAGATGGATTGGAAGATCGCAATCGACCGGGCCATCGTCCGCGCGAATTACCCTAACGGCTTGATGGCCAAAATCAGGGAATGCCGTGAGAGAGATGCCGCGAAAGCGAAGGAAGACAAGTAATGGCACATCCATTCAAGCACGAATCTAAGACCGGCCAGGAGCGCGCGCATGAGCGCTATGGCAGCTACGCCGATGGCGACGACGTCGATCCGAATATGGATCGCGCGAAAAACTACATTCGCGGCATGACCGCGATGGCTCCGAAATCGAACTTGATGGGCGTCGCGGGGACGTGGTCCGGAAAGTCAGCTTCGGATCACGCGGCCGACGATACGCAGGAAATGGCCGATAGCATCCGTCACCAAAAGAAGGGCGACTAACATGGCTCACTCGCACCATATGCACCGCGAGCATCAGGTATCGCACCGTCGCGTCAATAAGATTTTGGAAGAGCACGGACCCGAGGCAAAAATGCATGCTAAGGGCCACGCATTTTCAAAGGTCACGAGCAAGACAGCGGCCGAGAACCACGATAACTATTGCTCTGGCGGTTCTGCTCCGCAGCGTTACGCGCGGGGCGGCAAGGTCAAGCATGGCAAGGGCCATCAGACCAACATCGCAATCGTTATGCCCCATCACCCGGCAGGTATGACTCCTCCCACGGCCGGGCCAACTGGCGGGCCGCCTCCGGGTGGCCCGCCTCCTTTGGCTGGCGGACCTCCGGGAATGCCTCCGGGCATGCCGCCTCCGGGTGCTGGCGGTCCTCCGGGCATGCCGCCGGGAATGCCGATGCGCGCGCGCGGCGGGCGCACGATCGGCGGTGACGCGACCAAGGCCAACATCAAGGCATGGAGCAAGCGCGCTTCTGACAACAGCTACGCGCGTGGCGGCATGACCGCAGGTGCACTTAGCGGCGAAGGCCGTCTGCAAAAAGCCAAGCGTAAGTAATGGCGGCGATCAAGAGCCAGCATTCCAAGGTTCTTGAACGGCTGGTCGCGGTGCGCCGGCAACAAGTCGTTGAC